CTTTTCTTCCAAAAATCTTTATAGATGTGACTAACGTCACAGATATAGGCATATAATACGGACAATACGGAAAATGGATCCACTTTAGTGGAGATATTTGTAGCTGGTACATATACTACATCAGTACTATATTTAGCAACGGGGGGTCGTCCGTTGCGCTGGCTTGAGTTATCCACAGACTAGCCCTGCCCTGTGGATAAGTGGGGGAAAGTGGGGAATAGTGGAAGGGCTTGCTACCGCATCGGCGCGGTGCGCCTCCCTAATAATTCTTTGCTGTAAATAAATATCCGCCCCGATAATCCGATTACGCGCCACAAGATTGTGGCGCTATCGGTAAAGCTCACGCCGCTATCTATTACGCCGCGCCAGCTATCGGATCGCGTGCCTATCACCTACCCCGACACGCCATAGATTTATTTTCTGCTATCTCTTGACAAGATAGACTAGCCTCATATATCTTTTCACTAGTGAGCAGATAGCTCATCATTGAAAGGATAAATCAAAATGAAATGGTACGCAGATCCCTCTCACGCCTGGTTAGCTGTATCCCTAAAAGAGTATCCTGATGCCATCAACTACTCAACAGGTTTTGGATATATCTCGCCAAAAGGCTCAACTGTTTATTTAGAGGAAGACCTAGAGGCTCCCTCTTTCCTACGCTCAAAAGGTATTGACTCAATGAGCCTACCTGAAAGAGTTTATGGAAAGACACGCGCTCCTCTTACCCGATACGCTAAGGCTCCCCGACTAGCCTATGAAATATGGATAGAGGGAGGTTATCGCCTAGTAAGTATTGAAACTGGTATAACCCTATATGAACACAAGCGCGAGAAGGTGGGCGCATAATGAACAAGCCTATGAGCGCAACTAACCTAATCCAATGCCTAGCGGGAGAGCTACTAACCGATCCTGGCCTATTAGTAGAAACCATAAAAGAAGACGAGGAAACCCTAGCCCTGGTGCGTAGATATGGCAAGGGGGAAGAAGACTACGCGACAGTATTGGCGAAAGTGTCGGAATTAGTCTAGGTACTTTACTATAGGGGAGAGTTAGTCTATCCTCTCCCTTATGGTAGCTCACCTAGAGCTAGCAACAACAAAACAAAGGATAAAAAACAATGGCTACAGCAACACTTAGCAAGAAAGCACAGAAAGAGCAAGAGAGGGAGAGCGCACGCGCCTATCTTTTGAGCATACTAGGAAAGCAGGAGAAGCCGACACTTTACACAAGCCTAAAGCACGTGTCCTCGTCGGGTATGTCTAGAGATATGAAAGTTTTAGTGGCTTTAGACGGACAGATTTTAGACGTGACCTATTACGTCGGAAAACTAGACATTGGCACAATCAAAGAGCGCAACGGGCAACGCGTAATCCGCGTGGGCGGTTGCGGAATGGATATGGGCTTTCACGTTGTCTATACAGTCTCCGCCATACTCTATGGCTACGAGGATCGCGGAGCTTACACAATCCGCCACGAGTGGATATAGGAGGTTAGCGCCTAATGTTCGACATATATCTCGGAGGGTGGCAAGCCACAGCGCAAGTGTTAGGCGTAGCCCTACTAATCGGGGCGGTGCTGTGGGTAATGAGTAAGGTGGAAATCAAGGAGAGAGAGGACAAGAACAATGGATAAGTGTCGGTTCTGTGGGTTGCGTGGGCTTGTGTTATCTACCGCCTGCGTTGATTATTCTTGCGAGCATTGTGGAGAGTGGCAGAACGCGATCCTTAGTAGTATGTGGGAAATCGTAGATTATGAGAAGGAGGAGAGCAAGTGAAAGACTTTTGCGATAGTTGTACGCAGGAAGCTGAGGTGAGCCATTACAGAATGGGAGAAGTCTCGTTCTGGTGGTGTGAGAATTGTAAGGAGGAGGAGGTAGTCAATGTCTAAGTGTTCAGAGTGCGGAAGTGATGAGTTGTTTGAGTTGGATACTGACGACCACGAGTGCGACTGCGGTGCTAAGTATTGCGGAAACTGTGACGCAGAGTTTAGTAAAGAGGGAGAACTCTTGGCTCTTGGAAAGGTGTCGCTATGAGTCCGTCTTGTGGCGTGTGTGGGTGGAACTTCTCTGATCGCACACTAACAAAGCACGCCGAAACCGCGTGTGGTATGGAGGAGGAGAAGGCGGATAGAGTAGCCTACTCTCCTGAAATAGACGACCTAATCAAAATGGAGGAGGAAAGTAAATGAGTAAGTATGTGGTGACTTTAGAAATTGAAAGCGAAAGAACAATGGAGGAACTATTCAAGCCAGCGTGGGGTGCGCTCCTTATAGGGGCGGAAAACTCGTGGCAAGTTTTATCAGTAGAGGAGGAAGCAAGTGAATAAGGAATACTATCAAGCAAAGGCAGACCTCTGCCGTGACCTAGCTATCAAGCAAATGGTAGAGGGAGATAGCAAGGAGGCAGGGGCGAACCTGATCCGTATGGTGAATGCCTTGAATGAACTACAACTAATCAACTACAAGGAGGAGAAAACTAATGAACCGCGATGAATACCTGAGTATTACTGACGCTATCCAATGCCTCAAGGAGGAGGAAGAGTTCAACCAAGAAACTATGGATCGCTTCATTGACGCGCTCGTAGAGCCTTTGAGTAAGCACTACCAAGACTTTGATTATGTTCAGTATCTCAACGACACAGAAGTAGAGAGGGAAAGAGTATGAAACTAACTAATTTCTATGAGGTAATGGATCGCAAGGGAGATATTGCGTGGGGTGGAGCAAGTCCGAGTGAAGCCGTTGAATGGTTCAGAAGGGGGCTAGATAACTCTATCTTTGTGAGTGTGTGGAATGAGCAGGACATCGAGAACCCTGTGCTGGTCACCGACAAGATAGAAGTGACAGCTCTAGTGCTGGCTACTATCACAAGCGAGAGGAGTAGAGGGTGATATTTCTAGGCGTAATAATGGCGACCATTCTTGCCTACCTGCTTATAGTGTGGGAGGATAAGCTCAATGAAAACAATAGATAAACGAAGGCAGAACTCTGAGAAGCGTGCGGTATGGCTACGCAATTATCAGAGGGCGAGAGCGCGAGCGCTCACCAAGCTGGCACAGCAATACCCCGACCAATACAAGGATTTACTTGAAAAGGAGAGGCTAACTGATGAGGCTAATGGAAGGGCGTGGTTGGATATTAGTGGCGCTACCGCTATTGACCTTGATGTTTCTGTTCTCACATATGGAGCAGGTAACACACTTAGATCCCAAGAAGGCAACGCAGATGAGCAGGACAAAGGCTACGTGGGAGGAGAAGAATGAAAACAGAGCGCTCGCAAAAGAGTATGCGTGGGTTGCGTTTGGTTGGAGAGGAAGGGAGTGGCGATGTTTGGAGTCCTTATGGACCCGTGAGAGTAGGTTTGACCACTACGCTCAGAACCAGCAAGGAAGTAGCGCTTTTGGAATTGCTCAGGTACTTGGAGAAAAGAATAGAGATCCTCGAATACAGATACTCAGAGGTCTGCGCTATATTAGAGAACGATATTCTACCCCGTGTAGAGCGAACGCTTTCTCTCTTAGAAAAGGACACTACTAAAAGTGAAACTACTTGACCTCTACTGTAAGGCAGGTGGAGCAAGTAAAGGCTACGCTGACGCTGGCTTTGAGGTAACAGGGATAGATATAAAGAAACAGAAGCGCTATCCCTTTACCTTCATACAGGCAGACTGTCTTGATGTATTGAAGGACTTGGATTACTTGAGAACCTTTGATGTGATAGCAGCTAGCCCACCCTGTCAGACTCATAGCGCAACCAAGCACCTACGGGTAGCACAGGGTAAGACAACAGATAAAGTGGATCTCATACCTCAAACTCGTGAGGCTTTGATAGCAAGTGGCAAGCCTTATGTTATTGAGAATGTTCCTGGAGCTCCGCTTATCAACCCTGTTCAATTCTGTGGCTCTAGTTTTGGTTCTGAAGGTCAGAAGGCATAGACTCTTTGAGTCTAACCTCGCACTCACAGGTTCATCTTGTAAGCACAAAGAACAAGGCAGACCTGTTGGCGTGTATGGTTCTATGAAAGATGAGATACCTAGCGGAGGACGCACCGCAAAGTCTATTGAAGAAGCAAGAGAAGCAATGGGTATTGAATGGATGATATGGGGAGAATTAGTAGAGGCTATCCCACCCGTTTATACTTATGAAATTGGAAAGCAATTAGTTAGCCTGCTATAATAAACTGTAAAGCTCCGCAGTTCCTTATCCTTTCTGCGGGGCTTTTTTATTTGTCTAAAGGTCTTTGGAGTTTGAATAGAAGTCTGGGCCTCGAAAGGAGATAGGAGGAGAAGCCCAGACCCTATTCATCATTTCGCCGCAGTCAGAGCAGGAGGGGGTGCTTGCTTCGGCGTGGATTGAACGCTCAACGAGAGAGGTAGTTGAGCAGTTCGGACACTTGTATTCGTAGATCATCTTATCACTACCACCGCAGAGGGAAATGGTGCGGAGTTCTTTTGGTTACCAAACTTGAGTCGACCCTTGATAAATCTAACCTCGTGCTGGATACAATAGTTATGCCACCAATTTGTATCGGTGCGAGCAGGAACAAGGCAGACAACAACTCCACCTAGCTTTGCTTCTCTGTTTGCTTTCTCTAGCCACTTACCTATTACCCTGCCGTATGGAGGGTTGAGCCAGATAGGTTTACCTTCTGAGTCCATATTCCAATAGCGACCAAAGGCATCTCTGCGAAATGGCTCAGGGTGATCTGGTCCATACCAATTCTCAGGTACAAGGGTGGAAGAGGAGAGTGCGGCGGCATCTAATCCAAAGTTGAACTCGTGGTTCAGTTTGTTGAAGAAGTCTTTGGGCGTACTCCAAGTATCATCGTTAGATGTACGCATACCTGTAGTAAATCCCTTTGTCATTGGTAAGGACTATCTCCACCGAGATTATTCTGTAACTTACGAAGAGAACTTTGGCAACGCCTATCAGCGGTGGAGATAGCACATTCTAGGTACGAGGCTAACTCTTGGAGAGTAAGGTTCTCGTGGTATCTCTTGATAAGAATATCTTTGTCAACAATATCTAACTTCAGGTATGCCTTCTTGATGTCAATAAGTGTGGCCAGCAGGTTGCCACCTTCAGCAGGAGCAGACTGCTTCTTTGGTTGACCATCGTTGATAAGGTTCTGCGCCTGTTCTAAGACTGTATTATCTACAACGGAAGCGATGACGTGAGGCAAGAGCTGGGCTATGACGACAGTATCATAGAAGGCTTCATCGGTAAGTTTATATCCGCTACGAGTAGCCTTCTCCCTGCGAGCGTAGCGTTCTGCGTGACGCTTCATCTGCCACGCCATACGCTTCTCGTTGATGACTCGCTGGACTGTGTTCTCTTCCGATAGTAATTGGTTGAAGTGTTCTGCTCGTGAGTAGTACCACGACCAGCACTCTTGAACTACATCTTCTCGCTCAACAAAGTTGCGGTATCTACTGAAGATAGTTCTAGCTACGCTAAAGACTATATCGCCAGCAGAGGGGTGAGTCTCAGTCATTGGGTAGCTCGGGCCACTTCTTATCTAATACCATAATTGCAATAGCAGAATAGTTGAGCAGGTCTATGAAGGAGTCGCGGAGGGACTCGTTACTGGGAGAGACTTTGCTATCAAGGAGGTTATTGATGCGAGCCACCTTGTCCCACATTCGCACGCGGAGTCCGTTGAGTGGACCACCTGGACTGTGAGCGATGTTCTTCGGGCCGTAATCGTGATGCTTGCGGATGAGCAGATTTCCTGCTGTGTCAAGGACTCGCCAGATATCTGCGATGAACTCATCATCTATTCTCTTGTTGGTATCAGGCGACAGGTAATAGTCCCAGCCTTGTAATCTATCGCTACTATTATCATCCCCATATCCATCAATAATCTGGCTGCCTCTTGGAGATCCTTTTTCTTGCTCACTCACTTTGCTCCTCCTACTAGGTTGGCTGTTGCTTCTTTTCCATTCACCAGATAGAAGTCTGTTATGTCCATACCTGGTGGTAATTGTACGATTTGTGAGTTCGTAACCTCACCTGCGACACGCCTAGAAAACTCTGCTCCAGGGTTGGTGCCATCATCTTTCACATCATTGTCTCCGAGAATATACACAACATCAAAGCCACCGAATAGTTTGGGATAGAAAGGTTTCCACGCCGCTACTCCAGGTACTCCTACTGCTGGTACACCACAGACTGCATCCATAATAATCGCATCGAACTCACCTTCACAGATGACGATGCTCTTAGTTGCAGACATTGTAGCTACAACATTGAACAGGTGAGTCTTCTGTCCTACTGGTGAGCCATACTTTGGCTTGCCATCATCAAGCCTGCGGAACTTGAAACCTACACATAAATCTAAAGCGGTGAAGTAGGGTATGGAAATCCAACCCTCATATCCTTGATGCCCTTCTATCGGATCTGTGATAGTTCCTAGTCGGTAGCGAGCTGCTACCTCTTCAGATATTCCACGTCCTGCGAGATAGGCTAGAGCCTCGTCGCTTATTGCCTCCGCGTAATGGTGAGCTGCCTCCTGTAACGATTTCGCCTGCTCTTGCGAGAGCATCTTTGAACCCCACATTCTCTAATTCCATTATGACATTGACTGCATTGCCACCCTTGCCACAGGTGTGACAGTAATACAAGTTGTTGTATGTATCTATGACTGCACTCTTGCGAGAGTCATCGTGCATACAGCAACGCACTGAGACGTTGCGTCCCTCTTTCACTTCTCCTCCGAAGTGTCTTACTACCTCTGCTATGGAGACTGAGTTTGCATCTGAGTTGGTCTTTGACCTCTTCGCACGAACCACCCTGGACCAGTCTTGTGCTGGCATCCGCAGTCTCCTTCACACTTCTCGTGAAACTCTTTGGCTAGGTCAGCCTTACCAATGGTGTTGTGATGACCTGCCCAACTACAGCTACTGCAGATCATCTTACTCCCACTTGCCTAATAGGAAATCAATATTGAATCCTAGAATACGGATAGTCAGTCCGTAGGGAGTTTCATCCCACTCATAAACAGAGACAAGTAGTATCTGTTTCCATAGTGGTTCACAGTCACAAAGACTTACTCCATCAAATCTTACTGGAAAGTATTTACTCATCTGCTTCTGCCTCTTCTTCCTTCTCTTCTACCTCAGTCGGTTCCTCTGGTAGTGGTACATCTTCTGCTGTCCATATCTTGCTCGTTGTTATCTGTCCCTCTGGTACTGGCATCACTTACTCCTATCTTGTAACCATTGGTCTAAGTCTTGGATAACCCAAGCCTTCTCTACTCCGTGTTGTCTGCGCTTGACTATGACGAAGGCTGGTGGGTTGACGGGTAGTCCACGAGCCTTCGCATAGTTGGCTGCCTCAGTCTGAGCTTCTGCCCAGAACTGCGGAAGATTGATTGACTTACGGTTCTTACACTCCAGAATATAGGTCTGACCTGCGATTATGGTAACGATGTCACCTTCATCATTAGATCCCGCCTTGGCTAGGCGCTCAGCAAAGTGTCCAAGTTTCCTCAAGTATTTCATTACATCCGTCTCAAACTTGGAACCCTTTTGCTTATTGTATGAACTCACAAAGCCCTCGCTAAGTTAGAGTTATAGACCATCCTGCCGTAAGCATCAGCGTCAGATATCTGGCAGGTAGCAAAGTTTACGAATAAACCTGCCCAATCCTTGCCATCAACTGAATGCTTTCCGAAACGATTCTTTACGGCTGCAACCCTAAGCGTATGCTCAAACGGGTTGTAACCCAGCGTGAGTATCAGAGCTGGTAGTTGAGATACCTTACCTTGGATTGCTCGTCGGTGCGGTGGCTCAGTCATAGTTCCGTACTCAGTCTGTTCTGATACGTGATGCAGAACAACGACACAGGCTTCTGTCTTGCGTGCCATATCGTGTAGCTCCACCATTATCTGGCGTAAGCCTGCCCACTCATTATCAGATTCAGCGATGACATTCATCAGGTTATCTACGACTATCAACTGTGGTGCGATGCCATAGAGTTCAATGTAAGCCTTTACCTCTGCCTCAATATCATCAAGGTTTGGTGATGAATCAAAGACCCACTGTATGTGTGATATAGCCTGTAGATTTTCTTCATAAGCATCAGGGTTGATACTCATTTGATTCTCTACAGTCTCTTGGGTGTGACCTGCTAGATGTGCTGCAGCACGCAACATCACCGTAGCAGTATCGGTATCTGCAGAAAAGAACAGAGTAGGCACCTTGGCCTTGATAGCGTACACAAGAGCGAACATAGACTTTCCAGCGTTAGGTGCAGCGGCAACCATACACACTTGACCACGCCGAAACTTTATGCCTTTAGCATCTAGGTCTTTCCACACAGTCGGAAGTGGCTGCGCCAATGTATGGGCAGACTTCCAAGCGCGGTCTAACCTAAGCACTTTCCTCCCGTCGTACTTCTATCTTATTTATTCTTCTTAGCTGTTTTCTGTCCCACTCTGTAAGGCCACCCCAGATTCCGTAACGTTCGTTATGGATACCCCATTCTGCACACTCACTTTGATGGATACAGTTGTTACATATATTTCGTGCGTATATGAGTTCGTATGACCCTGAGTCTCCCTTTTCGGGAAACCAAAAGTCTCCACCTGTTTGAGCGCAGAGAGGATCCTCGAATTCACGAGGCTCTCGCATTGGGTCATCGGACCCAGATAGTTTGGCACTTATCTGTAGCACCCTTTGGTGCGCTACACATATAACCTTTCCAAGGACCCTTAGCACTTACGCCTTCTTTGTAAGCCATCGGTCCGTGTTTACAGAAGTTACCTGACCCAACAGGAGCAATAGTTGGTGCAGGTGCAGATGCTACTGGCGCAGCACTTGATACGGGCGCAGCAACTCTAGCGCCTGAGAATGATTGGCTAACGCTTCCAATGAGGGCAGAAAAGTCCTGCGCTGTGGATAACAGCGCCTCAAGTTCTTCCTTATTCGCAGCGTACAAATTGATAAGAGTTCCATCTGGTGCTTTGAAGTTCACCTGGAACTTTGTTGATTCTGGTGCAGCCATTATTTATCTCCAGTCTTCTTGATGGAAAGCCTTGAGCTTTCCTTCCCTTGTTTCATCGGCACGAAGCCTAGTGCTTTCTCCACTGCTTC